CACTGCTGTGCCGCCGAGCGAACGAATGCATCCGGCGGCTGACCGTTGGCACCGAACTCCCGGTGCGCTGCGTAGCCGGCAGTAAAGCCGACATAGATCGTATCCGTGATATCCGCTCCCGCGATCACCGCCTCGATCTGGGCGAAGTCGAACAGGTATGCCTTACCCTCGGCGGGACCAGAGCCGGCGATGATGCGCGGCATGGCCGTGGTTGATGCAAGCGCCGAGGCCCGCAAGAACCCGGTGTCTACCCGCATACGGCCACCCTGCCCGACCGGCTTCAGCATCTCCTCTGAGACTTCCTGCACACTTTCCCTGAAGACGGCTTCGACGGCCCCGGGTACCTTCTCCGCGAAGGCGGCCACCTGGGCAGAGAATGACAGCTTGGCCATCAGGCAGCCTCTGCCCGGTACCTGCGGACGACGGAAGCGATGTAGTCGACCTTGTATTGAAGCCGGCATCGGCAACCGCTCGTCTCGTTGATCGGCGCCTGTGGATCGCCGGGATAGCGGAGCATTGCCCCTGATGGGCTCTGGAACGCCTCATCGACGCCGACGCTCTTGCCGTTCAGCACACGATGGGTATGGCGGACCCGATTGTCTCCGGCCGAGCGCCAGACCTTCGTCACGTCCTGGGCCTCGATCTTGCCGGCGGCGATCTGCTGGCGGATGGCGTTATCCCGCGCCGAGCCGAGAGCCATCATGGTTTCGGTGCGGGCCAGCATCTCGCCACGGAGCAAGAGATTGCGGTCATTCAGGCGACCGATGATCTTCTGCAGCATCTCCGGAGCAACCGGCCGTTCATCCCGAATGGCAGCAAGGACCGTCCTGTCAAAGCGACGGTCCCGCGTCTTCAGATCGAGGTATTGCCGCATCAACCGTGGATCGCCCGAAGTGAGGTTCACCCTCGCCCGCTCGATGTATTCGATCTGATGGCGCGTCAGGCCGATGACACCGCCTTCTCTACGGCCGGTGACACGGTTCTGGCGGCCGACGACGTCAAGTGCGGTCGCGCGAGGGTTGAGCCCTCTCGCGAGGCCGTATTCAAGCGCCTGGCGCAGGCCCTGGCGCTGATCTTCGGTGATGTGGGTCACCATCGTCGAGGAGATCTCCCGAAGGATCCTCTCCGCCTCCGGATTGCGGACGCCGAAACGCCATACTACCCGAGCGCCGTCCGGCCCCCTGGTCGGCAGTTCCTCGACCATGTTGATGCCACCGGCATTGAACGCTTCCTGAAGCGCGATCTCCAAAGCGGAGAAGGCTTCCGGATCCAGTTCCATCGCTTCGACGGCGCCGAGAATGTCGCCGCGCTCAAGCCGCTCGACCACACGGGCAAGAACGATACTCGATTTGATCGCCTGTATGCTCTCGCGGAATGCAGCAGCAAGCCGTGGCTCGTACTGGTCGAGCAGCTCGTCGAAGGTCATAGATAATCCAATCTGCTTGTCTCGGAACAGAAACACGCTGCAGGCGTTGCCGGTCCTCGTTGAAGGAGAACCGAAACCATGAGCGAAGTTACAGCAATCCCGAGCCTCGACCTCAAGCGCTACCTGGGGCGCTGGTACGAGATCGCCCGCCTACCGCTCAAGTTTGAAGATGATGCCGCGACGGACATCACGGCTCATTACTCCGTCAATTTCAACGGCAAGATCCTCGTCGACAACCGTTGCTTCGACAAAAACGATCGTCCCAAGCAAGCGATTGGCGAAGCGAGGCCGACCGACGAGACGAACGCAAAGCTGAAAGTCAACTTCCTTCCGGCTGCGCTTCGCTGGTTACCTTTCACTGACGGCGATTATTGGGTGCTCAAGATCGATCCTAAGTACCGGGTCGCGCTGGTCGGCACGCCCGATCGCAAGTATCTTTGGGTGCTCGCGCGCGAGAGTGCTATCTCGGACAGCACCCTGGAAGACTACCTAGCGGAAGCTCGAAGGCAGGGATTTGACCTGACGAAACTCATCAGGCCGCGCCACACGGGGCGGGAGGTGAGCGACGCCATCCTGGAAAAATGACCAGTCTTGCTAAACTCCTTCCATAGAGAAGAAGCCGCCAAAACGAGCCCGTCCACGACACTACCGAAGCGGATTAATTATATCCGCAGAGCCTGTTTTTCGGCTTTGGAATAGCATTGCATTCCATGTTGCCGGTACGGCCTTGAGCGTATCCGCCCTGCGACCTGGAATAGTCAACAAGCTGTCTCGTATCCATCTGCATAATCCGCTGGCGTCGCAATTCGTTCTCTCGCATCTGCGCCTGCATTCGGGCGATGTTTTCATCCGCGCCCGGAAGCGTCGGCGACGGCGAATATCGAGGTGTAGCCTGAGCCGAGCCCTGCGAAATTCCGTGCGCGGCGCCGATAAGAAGAGCAGACATTGCTTGTTCGAACTCGGCCTGCTCCGCAGTCGTGCAGCCGCCCAGCATGACTGCGGCAATACTTACCATGATCAGTTTCATTTGCCCCTCCGGCCCCAACGGCTCAATATTTCTGATCATTAGACAGAATACATCCCCCGTTCGGGTTATGAGGCCACCCGACCTTGGCAGACGAAGACCACATTGACGATGCCGTCGAAATTGTATGGGTCCATGTTGACGATGTGGAAATCCACCCCGCCGGCCGTCGCGATGTCACCGACCTGGGGCTCGATCGCGAGCTCTACCGCTGAGATGTAAATCTGCCGATCGCTGGTGAGGATGTTCGTCCCGTCAATATACCGCTGGTCATAGGTCATCGGCACCAGCTTGGCCGGGTAGCTGGTCACCGTGGGATCGCCGCCGAAGATCGGATCGGGAGGCGTGGTGCGCTTGATGGCGCCGGACTGGCCGAACTTATTTATTAGGTTTTTCGCAGTTATTCTCAAACGTGGATAGTCGAAAGTCGCCATAGACTTATTCTCCACGCTCTGATTTGCTGGGACGATTAGTATTGGGGGGGCGAAATGAGAATTAGTTATTCTGTGCCGGCAGTATTGACCGGTCTGCTTCTATCCGCATGCACTACACCAATCCAGACAGCGAAACCGTCGGACATTACAGTCAGGGCCGCGGTCATCGAGGTGGCCGATGCGCTCTACGAGGTACAACAACGAGCAGCAAATCGTCCGAAAGCGGGCATGATCGCGGACGAGGCTATCATCGAGTTCAATGTTGCGGCAAAGTCCACCAATAAGGCGATCGCTTCGGCCGATGCGAAATCGATCCCTCTTGGAGTGGGCGGAGCGTTGGGGCTGGCGGTGTCAAACGAGGCTTATACCGAGGGAAGTCGCGGCAACACCATCAAGATCACCTTCAAGAACCTTGCGACCGCGGACTATTCCAAGGGGGGCAAGGAGATGGCAGATCGCTGCCTGGTCCAAAATCCGCCGCCCGGTTGCCCAAAGGTCTGGTATCAGTACCCGGCGAACTGATACCCGTCACACAACTAAGATCCCAGGCAGGCGTGGCATCAGGAACGGCCACAGCATCCCTTCAATCGCAGTGACGACGGGTGTGGCGAGAGCCACGATGTCGTCGATGTCCGTTGAAGTGGAGGTTGAATATTCGACCTCAAGCTGGCCGACTTTCTCACGTTTGACCGTCGAGGAGCCTGTCACCGCCGGTGACAAGCTGCCGGGGTTGGTCAGTTCGAGGAAGGCGGCTTCATAGGAAGCATTGACGATGGCCGTGGGAATGACATCCGACGGGATCGCCTCCCCATAATAGGTCGTGGCGCCGGTGCGCGGCCAGGCGCGCTCCTGCTGATAACCGTCGGTGCGAGTGCCGGGGAATTTCGGTTCGTACCGATCGATGAACAGTGCCCCGCGTTGGCGAGCGGCGGCGATCTGGGGATCGGTCGTACCCTCAGGGATGACATAGCCGGCGGCTTCGGCATAGGCCTTGAACCCGTCGTCGGTGCCATACCCCGCCATCAGATCAGAACCTCGATGCCGGTGGCCGTGGTGCCCGTGGCGTAAATGCGAGTCACGCCCACCAGGATCGTTTCCCCTGCGGCCATGGCCGTCGTCCGCTCGACGCCGGCATTGTTGCGGAAATGGACGGTACCGGCCGCACCATCGGGGCGAACCCGGATGCCTCGGCCATATTCCGGCAAGTCTGTGCTGTCATTTGGCGTCACCGGCGCGAGATCGGCCGCCACGTTCATGCCGCGGTTGAAAGGGTTCGTTGCCATATCTCTCTCCGGTGACAGGAAGCCCGGCCGTTGTCGGCCGGGCCAAAGATCAATCTGCCAGATACTTGGCCTGATCGTCGGGACTCATCGCCTGGAAGGCTTTGGCGTCGTCCTCGCGCATCTTGTTGCCGATCTGCTTGCCGTCGGCGCCGAAGATCGCGAACCAGCCGGGCGAGGTCTCCTTGACCTCGAACGGGCCGATCGGTGCGTCCCCATTGCTGCCGGATGCCGCCTTCTCTTTCAGCCTTTCGATCTCGGCGTCCCGCTCAGCCACCAGAGCAGTCAGCCTTTCGATCTCGGCGCTCTTCGCCTCGAGCTGTTGGCGCAACTGGTCGACTTCGTTCGGCGGGATTTCGATGGCCGGCGCGTTTACGGACACCGTCGGCGCTTCGGAAGGCCGCCCCGTGATCTCGAGGAACTTGAGCCGCGCGGCACGGCCTGCCTGTGCTTCGTCCAGTTCCAGGTCCTTGCTCTCGCCAGGCTTGATGAACGCGACACCGCGGAGCGTGTGGACGCCCTGCGGTGCCTTGCTGTTATTCGTGACCTTCATGGATCAGGTCCCCCCTCAAGCCGCCGGCGCGGTGATCTCGTCACCGTATGCCATTGCGCCCGGCAGCCGGATTTCGGTACCGCCGGTGCGGGCGATTACCCCCTGCTCAAAGCCCATGATGGACTTCTGGCGAGGCTGAAGCACACGCCGCGGCATCGGAAGATGGAAGCGAAGTACTTCCTCGTCCCGGCGATAGGCGACCATGCGGCCGCCGCCGTCCTGCGATGCCGTCGCCAATTCGCGAAGCGGCTGGATGTCGAGCTGTTGACCGGTTTCCGCCGTGTAGACGTTGTTCTTCCGGAGGTAATCGAGAAGGTTCAGCACACCATCCCCCGCCCCGAGGCGACGGTTGTTGAGCAGGCGGAAAGCCTCAGGAGGAAGACGGAGACTATCGGCCCATTCGACCTCAAGGGTATTGTCGCGGATGCTGCCGAGCAGATCGTTGATATCCTGGAGGATCTGGTCATTGGTTTTGGTGGACCAGTAGGTCGACGAGCCGCTGCCGTTGGCTGCCACGTCGACGCGAGACACGGCCGGGCTGTTGATGAGGCCGGTCCAGTTCTTCTCGGTCGAACCGACCATCGCAATCGAGTTGAGCAGACGCTCGATCGACTGCGAGGAGCTCATCGCCTTCACGTCATTCAGCGGAATGCCGTAGAGGGCGGACTGGTTGACCTCCTCAATGTTCCATTCCCAACCGGCGCCGATCATCGCATAATCATGCGCCGCCTGGTCTCGCGTGGCGGAGCTGAACGGCAGGTCGTTCGCAGCGCCGGAGATGAACTTGGCCTCGCCGGCGATGTCTACGGTGAAGAACATGGTGCCGATGGCCCATGCGTTCCCCTCGGTCACCACGGGAACGTGCGCCCCGTAGTTGAAGGTCGGATAGCGCCGCCGATAGATGCGGGTCTCGATATTGCGCCCCTGCGAGATCACGAAGGGGAACGCAGCCTGCGCGTCCGCGAAAGGCTGACGAATGATCTGGTTCATGGTGATTGTTCCTTTCGTGATCGGTTAAGCCGCGGGCGCCGGCGTCACCGGACGGAGACGGACGGAGATTTCGACGACGTCGCCGTTGGCGCCGGAGGTTTCGAAGAAGGTATCCGGCAGTGGGCCGATGATATTGGCTCCCGCCGCGCCGACGTAACGGCCCGTCGAGGTGTTGTAGAAGACCTCGCCGCCGTCGGAGACGTTCCCACCCGCCAGGACATACATCGGTCCCATGGTCATGAAAGCTCCGGCGAAGTACTGCGGATAGGCATCCGGATTGGCGGCATTGGCCGGGACGGCGGGATTGAGCACAGCGATGCCGAGGAAGTCGCCGCTCGACATGGCGGTGACACCGTGATCGCCAGCGCCTCGCTGAACCGGGGTACCGAACTTGATGCCTGCAGCATCCTCGACCGTCCGGCTGATCTTGTTGCATTTCTCCTCGGAAGCGATCTGGCCGTGCAGGCCCTTCGGAGGAGCGTTGGTGTAGGTGGTCTGGTAAGTCGCCATCTGAGCGTCCTCCTTAGTTGACCGTTGCGGAAGTCTTGCCGGCCTTCATGTCGGCAATCATCTGCGTGTAGGCGTCGGTGACGCCCTTGTCGGTATCGCTGGCGGCAGTGAGGCCGTCACGAACCACGTTCGCGAAGGGGTCGGCATTCATTGCCTTCTTCGCCTCTTCCGCCAGGATGTCGAACCGCGCATCGATATAGGCCTGGGCCTTGTCCTTCACCGCGGCGTCGCCGAGCTTGGCGACGACGGCGGCCTTACGGATGTCGGCGTCGCTCAGACCTTCGGTCTTCACATCCTTGGCGATCGCCTTTGCTGTTGCGACAAGGTCGGCGCGGTCGCCGACGAGCTTGTCGAGCGCAGCGCCATCGACGATCTTGCCTTTCAGCGTATCGATCTCGGCGTCTTTCTTGGCGAGGTCGGCATCCTTGGCGGCGAGAGCCTTGTCCTTTTCTGCGATCGCGGCGGCATGGGCCTTTTCGGCGTCGGCGAGTTTGGTCTGGTGTGCCGTTTCCGCGTCCGCGAACTTCTTTCCGGCATCGACAAGCCGCTGCTGCAGCGTGTTGATCACCGTGGCGCCCTGGTCGGTCACCTCGACCGGGATTCCATCGACGGTTACCATCTTCAGGGTCATGTCCTTCTCCTTCGGTTGGGACTTGTCTCCGATTTTCAAATGCGAACCGCCCCGCGCCGCGGAGACTACGGCGAGGTGGTTCATCCTGAGGCTCGTTTGGATCGCGTCGTACTGCTCGCCCTGTGGCGTAACGCCGTCCTGAAACTTGAGCTCGGTCGAGTAGCCCATGGACAGCTCGCGCTTGCCGCCCTCAACCTTGGCGATGGCATTCTTGTCCATGAGGACGAGAGGCACGCGGACGAATTCGCCGTCCCGCACGACCTCGCCGCCGGTCTGGCCGACGGCATGTTCTTTCCAGTTGTCGGCCGTGACCATATCCGAGGGATGATCCTCGGTCACCGGGCGGTAGGCGTAGGAGTGCATCGCATCCTTGGCGAAGACCTCTTCCTCGGGCCGGTACACGCGCACCACCGCCTTATCGCGGAGACCGTGCTTGTCCTCCGGATCAACCTCCAGCCCGGTGTATAACTGGATGCCGGTACGGGCTACCCGAGCGTCGGCAACGAGGTATCCATCCTGGGTACGGCGAAGGCCGTCCAAGGTGACAGTGTCGAAGAGTTGCATTGTTTGCCTCGATTGTCCTCGGCGAATGCCCCGCTCAACTGGGGCCATAGTCCTACTTGGCCTCAGACTTGAGACCGATGGAAAGCGCAGAGCGCAGCAATAGAAATTCCCCGTCGTGGTATGAACCGTGGAGATCCAACTATGACGAAACTGTTCCTTGTTGTGATGTTTCTGGTGCTGGTCGGATTCTGGAGTTCTGTCGGCGCTGTGATGTATTCACTGCTCAGCTGAGTAACGCTCAAAGCGTCGGCTCCAGAACGCAGGTGGCAAAACCTTAGATTCTCGCTTATCCTCCCTCAGGCAATGGAGGTTGCCTGAGGGAGGAGCAGTTGAGTGATACGATATTCGGATTCCTGATAGCGGCAGAACTGTCGGCACTATTCTGGGCGGGACTGCTGATTGTAGTCTTCTAGCCCCCTGCCGAGTTCCCTCACTTCCTCGAAGACCTCCGGGCCGAGCTCGATCTTGCCGCGGTACGGCTGAACCTTGGACAGGTCCATTCCCTCCGGCATCGCCCATGTGATGGTGATGTGAGGCTGGTACTCGGGGAAGTCCGTCTGCGCGCCGAGCCGCTTGATGTCCTCATGCCGCCAGGTCAGGCGCGACGAAGCGAACTGCAGCACGATCGCGTCTCCGAACCGCTCCATGAGGCGCGGGCCGCCCTCGGCAATCGTCATCCTGCCGTTTTCGCCCCAATAGTCCTCGCCGACCTTGATCCAGTCCATCGGCGTGCGGGTATGGATGACAGTGACGTGCAAGCCGTCCTGCACGGTGTCGAAGCCCTGCCCCTTTGCCCATTCGCGGATATCGTCGGCGTTGAGTACGTCGCGACGGATGTAGAGCGTCCGTGGCGCGGCGTCATTCGCTGCGGCCTGCATCCCCGCCACGTTGTTGCTGTTCGCTGCCTCTGCAGCCACGGAGGCTGCGATCTCCTCTTCGGTTGGCTCGTTTTCCTCAAGCGTCCCATGCGTCTTCACAGCAGCGTCGAGGCCGGGCAAGACGCCATCTTCCACCAATCGGTTGATCAGAGCCTCTGATACGGCATCGCGCGTAATGATCTCCTGCCCTGTGCCGGAGCCGACGATCGCACGAGCGGCGTCCGCCGTAGTCTTGAAGATGTCCGCACGCTCCTTCTCACTCATCTGCTCCAGAGGAGACCAGCGATAGTAGACTTTGGGGTCATTCACCCCGGCAGACCGTTCCAACGCCTCATCCAATCGGCGCATCGCCGGCTGAAACTCCAACTCCTGCATCGACTGGATGCGATCGTGGTAGTTTTTCATGTCCGAGGCGCCGGTGGCATTCATTCCGGCAGGTGACTGGCCCAGAAGGCGCGTTACAGGGATATCGGCCGCACCGGCGACAATCTGCATAAAGGCCATGAGGATGTCTGTCAGACCGGCGAGCTGCGCGCTCTTGGTCTCATATTCCTCTTCCTTGTCGAGCAACAGCGTGCCGTTGATGCCCTTGGACGTGTTGGCCAGAGTGTAACGTTCGATGATCTTCTGTCGATAAGTCTCATTGCTGAGGTTCGCCATGAAGTCAGGCACGCGGATGATATCGACCTTGGCTTCGAAAATTAGGGAAGCGATGTTCCCGGCCGTGCTGTCGGCGTTCTTCACCGCGTCAAGCGTCGACTGCAGGACACTGTCACCCCAGCCCTGCCATGCGCTGGTCGTGATCTCATCGTCTGCCGGCATGGCGCCATTGAACAGCACCAGGCGCGACGGATGGATGGTCAACTGTGTTCCGTTGGCGCCGCTGAGAACATAGTTCTTTGGCTTGCCGTACCATTCCGATTCCGGATCGCGCTCGATCTCACCGGCGGCGAGCTGGCGGCGCGTCATGACGTTGAGATAGCGCAGCCCGCCTTTCTTGACGCGCTCGACGTCCAGAGGCTCGGCGGGG